TCTGTAAGTATTTTGCGAAACTAATAGTCATGTTTTCGTTCATTTATAACTCCGCATCCGCTGTGTATCCGTACTCAAGACCGTCGCCTTTTGTTAGGTTGCTTCCACCGCTCCTGCTTACAACGTGAAATCCTGTGACACCGATAACATTTGGAGCAAATGTTGATGTTGCATAATCTGCTCCGGTAGCCACCAACGAAACCTTATTTGCTGTGCTGTTTCTGCTATAAATGACCATCGTCGGTGCGGCTCGCATCATCTTAACAAAAAACTTGCCAGTGATATTTGTAGTGTCCGTAGCTATACTGGCTGGCATGTCATTGATGCTAAAACTAAGGCCGTTAGCTCCATTGCCATGCGCTTGATAATATCTCTGACACCTAACCAACTCATCCGCAAAGGACCGATGCTCGAACGGCGTGGCCTGTTCGCCAACCTCAAGCTGGACGCCGGTGATGAGCCATTCGTTGCTGGTAGATGACATTACATTTGCTGCATGTCCAGCGTAACGACTTGCTGTGGCTGTAGATGCCCAACTTGTACCCAATGAACCTGTGGTGAAATTTGAACCAGCAGCAAGGGCAAAGCTGATTTCAAGCCCGTTAGTGTTATCGTTGTCTATTGCGGTTGCTGTATTAGCTGGGAGAGTTAATGTTTTTCTTTCCCAAGTGTTAGCACTATTGATTGTGTATTGTTTTGTTATAGTGCTTGTACCCGCAGCATTTAGGCGAAACTCTACTGCGTACACTCCAGTTACATTAGACCGAACATAAAAAGAAAGCGTTACAGATATAGCGGCACTGCTTCCATAGTTAAGCTGCTGCAAATCATGCCCTTCAGCCTTGTAAAGCAACCGGAACAATTCGTTTGAGTCGAGTGTAGTTTCGGCTGTTGTGATATCTACCTTTAGGGAATTGGCAAAACCATCAGGTGCCGTGCTAGATTGTGTCGTGGTAAAGGCAACATTGTCAGTGTTTGCGGTCAGCATCTGCATACGGTCAAGAGTGTAGCCTGTTGAAGTAAACGACGTACCCCGCTGCGCCACCTGCATCGCACCGTTGATGATAAAGTTTCTGTTTTCCAGCGCCGACTGCGAACCAATCAGTGCGGCGAGTTCTGCTGCTTTACTCATGCGAGGTCTCCGTGTGCTGTAATTGACGCAAAGTCAATGTCATGGGCAGAGGCCCCTTGAATGAATTGTGCGCTGCTTGCTGTATGAGATGCTATGGTATAGTCGTAAAAAGTAGAGGCGTCTGTTCCGATACCTATAGCACAATGCTCATTCGCAGATGAAAATGCGCTAGATAAATTATATGTTGTCCTGCCCGTAGCAGTATCAGCTAAACTAGAAATATTAAGTGAGGATAACGCAGTGGTGTTGTTTGCCTGATTAACTGTAAATCTTGCTTTCGCACTTCCCCCTGCAACAAAGCTGGTGGCAATGCTGTTGTTCCCGCTGGCATCCTTCAGGGTGTTTACTCTAAGTTCACTAGCCATTACGCGAGGTCTCCCGAAATCGTGGACGTAACCAAATCACTGTCAGCAGGACTGCCTGTTTTGGTGAATATTCTGGCTGATGCTGTTGTTAGTCCGCCAGTGCTGTTTACTGCCAAAGCCATCACGCTACTGCCACCCCCGGCCTGACCCACACCTGTAAGGGAGTAATTCCCATTGCCCATTGCATTAGAATAGGTAATTGTGTAATCGCCTGTCCCGTTGTCCGTGTTTCCACTTACATTAAAGCTGTCACCTATTGGAATACCTGACGAAGAACCAACAAAGTTTACCCACGCCTTCGCCAGACCCTGCTGCAAATTCGTTGTGGTCGAGTTGCCCTCGCCAGTCACCGCAATAGAGCCAGCCGTGGTTACCCCTGTGATTGTATCGACTTTGAGTATGCTTGCCATTATGCGAGGTCTCCCAATGCAACTGCGGAATTATGAGTCCAATCTACCTGTGCATCTGTGTCTGCACGAACTGTGTTCACATCCATAATGCTTGTAGTATTTGAACCTCTAGAACCCATCAATGACACAGTACGATTAGAAGTAGCACCATCTCCAATACAAGAACCTATAAGCGCAAAATCTGCATCTGACATAGCATTGGTCATAGATATTCTAAACTGACCAGTGCCGTTGTCCGTGATTGTACTGGTATTAAAACTTTTACGAGCAGCCGGAGTGCTAGTGCCATTAAAGTTAATAAACGCCTTCGCCGCACTCTGCTTCGTAAGTGCTACCGGCCCCGTACCCGCCTTATCCGCAATCGTGTCTACATTCAATACGCTGGTCATACGATGCTCCAATACCCGTTAACAGTGACGGTGGCACTCTGCGTAATCGGCCCAGCCGACACACCGTTCTCGTCGCTGTCAATCGTGATGTCTGCGCTGATGGTCTGACCGTTCAAGCGGATAATCGAGTTGTTACCCTTAAACGGGTAGCGTGTGTCGCTTTCCGTCTTGGTATACGAGTTTGCCACAGAGAAGGTATCGTAGATGACCATCTCTACCACGTCGTTCAGAGATGCCCCTGTGACCAAGACAACCGTCGTGCCGGTGGTGGCTGTGTAGTCCGTACCGGGCTTCAAGAGAACACCGTTTTGGTACACGTCCATGTACAGGCTGTCCTGATACGTCAAGACCTTACTGTCGGCATCACTGCCACTAAACGAGGTCTGCCCCGCAGTCGCCTGATATACGAAGCGGTTGCGGAAACCTACTGCGGGGGATTTACCTATATATGGCATTATGCGAGGTCTCCGTGCGTTACAATCATAACTGTATCTGAATCAGCATTTGCTCTGTCGCTGTGTTGAATGTTGAAAACTCTTGCAAATGAGGTTGTATTGTCTCCTTCAAACGTGGATGCAAAAGTGTCATTAGCACGAGATGTGCTTGTTAAAGCGTAATCATTATTCCCGTAGTTTGAACTAAAATTAACATTATAATTTCCTGTGCTGTTATCAGTGAAACTAGCCACATTTAAACTGTCTCTAGCAGTTAATGTTCCCGTACTATCAAAGTTCACCCACTGTTTTGCCAGACCTTGAACAAGGTTAGTGGTTGCCGAGCCGCCCTCCGACCCGACAACCGTACCTTTTGTGAGATTGGTCAGCGCCATCTCTTACTCCCTATGCGTAAGGGCTATCGCCAAGTATAGACGTATCCCAAGCTGCCTTCAGCTTTGCAATTGTGTCTGCGTCTGTGATTGCAGATGCAGCGGGTGCATCACGCAGTGCCTTCTTCTTGGTTACGGATGCTGCCTTTGCGTCGGCATCGTCAGCCTCAAGTGCCTTCATGTATACTACATCTTCTGCCTCAAGCAGCGGCGCACGCACTTCACGGATTTTGTCCTTGAAGATTACTTTGGCTGCATCCATGTCTTCAGAGATGACTTTGCCACTTAATGACCATGCATTGCGGAAATGACGGTCAGAAGGAACGGTAGCCGAAGCGGCATCAATCTGATTCCCGTCCTTATCTACTATGTATGTTGTTGCCATTAGGTTTCTCCTTCTAGGCTGCTAAATCTGTGACGCTAAGTTCTTCAGTAATCTTCCAAGCATTGCGCCACTCTCGTGTGCCGGGAAGCTGTTCTTTGCGGCAGATCACCATCTTTGGTTTGTTGCCCTCGTTCCATACCCGCCATACGGACTGCGGTACGTCTTTCATAATCAGGTACTCAATCGCCTGTTCTTCCGTCATCGCATCGACAGGCTTGGTGTTGTGCAACAGATAGCCACGAGTGTGCTTTGTAAAGCCCTCTTCAGCTTCGTCCTTTGCCAACTCCCAGTACACTTCTACCGGCGGCAGGATGCCGCCCTGCAATGCACACGCCATCCAATTAGGGTCAGGCACCAATATCTTGGCGCACTCGTCTAGGCTGTCTTCGTACACGACACGGTAATCTGACTGCACACCCTCAAGGTTCTCTTTGGCCCAGCAGAGCCTGTCCCATAGGTGTGTGCCTTGAAACTCTGGGGTCACTGTCATGCGAGGTCTCCAAATACAGTACCGTTGCTATTAGACAAGTCGGCGTTAGTGCGGTTTGTGCTGCTGTCAACGTAATACGTTTCGCATTTTACTGAACCTGTTGCATAGCTTGCATTGTTGTCCTGCGGCTCATGGTGCAATCCAGAAGATGTGCTGCTAGGTATCTGTGCGGCTGTGCCTTGAAAGCAGTAATTGATGTTATTCATGTTTGATGTAAAATTATAAGTATAGATGCCTGAACCACCGTCAGTCACGCTGCTTTCATTCAGTGAGTCCAAAGCCGCCGGTGTTCCAGCATCACCGTCAAGGTTAATCCACATCTTTGCACTACCCTCAACAACAAAATTCGTAGCCAGCGAACCCGCAGTCGAGTGCGTCAAGGTATCTGCTTTGAGTGTACCGAAACTAGTCATTATGCGAGGTCTCCGTGCATTGCGCTTTGAACATGGGTGGTGTCACCAAGTGAAGACCCATCATAAATCTGTATGTTGGAATTGCTGGTGTTTATGCCGGGAGTCCCGTCACCAGAACCTCCAAAGTGCCTGTTACCACCTGCCATACACGCCCCATAAAATGAATAGTTATCACTACTCATATTGTTAGTGTAATTCATATCGTAACTGCCAGTTCCTCTGTCTGTAGCGGAACTGCCATTGAAGCTGTCGGCAAAAGTTGTGCCAGAGCCATCGTAATGAAACCAGCCTTTAGCCAGCCCCTGCTGCAAGTTTGTGGTCGTCGAGTTGCCTTCACCCGTGACTGCAATAGAGCCAGCAGTGCTAGTACCTGTCAGCGTGTTTACAAGAATGGTACTCATGCGAGGTCTCCTGTGACTAGGCCATTCATACGAGTATCATCAGTTGCACTGCCGGACGCATTAAAAGCACCAATGTTTGCAAGAACAGTTGTCACTGTGTCATCTGTAATGCCAACATTACCGCCCATACCAACATGAGTATAATTTGCATTGCCCATAGCGTTTGTGAAATTGTAGTGATAATCCCCTGTCCCATCATCCGTCAGTGATGCTACGTTAAAGCTGTCATTTATACTTGTTCCTGCATTGAAGCGTATACGGGCTTTGGTAGCCTCTTGCTTCGTCAGCGTAGCCGCACCGCCGCTGGTGCTTTGAATGGTATCTGCTTTCAGCGTACTCATAGCGTCACCAATGTCCCGCCGCTTTCAACGGTCAGGGTCACGCCACTGGCTACAGTGAACGGCCCAGTCACGTTTGCGTTTTCGGTTGCAAGGATGGTTGTGTTCGCCGTCAGCGACTGTGCGTTGGTGCGGAAGATACCCCCGCCCTTGAAGTTGCCCTTATTCTCTGCGGGTGGCACAATCGTACCCGCTTGCGGTGCAAGGTAATTTACAAAGATATTGCCTGTGCCACTCGACGGGGCAGCAGTGAAGGTGAGTGTCGTACCGTCAGGGATTGTGTACGCAGAGGTGTCCTGCACCACGCCGTCCACCGATACCAGCACGTCTTGCACAGAAGAGACTGTGGTGGTCAGGGTAAACGTAGTGTCGCTGCCGTCGCCGTTGAAACGCTGGACAGCTTTCGTGGCTTGATATTCGCCCGGAACTTTTTGACCTATATATGGCATCTGTTATTCCTTATGTGCTGATTGCGTCAACTACAGAGACCCAAACATCTGCACTGCTTGCGGTATCACTCTGTACGTTAAGTATATCGCCGGATTGCATTACAATCTTTGCACCACCATCCAAGACCTGCAGGGCTGAACCTACTGGAATCGGGGCATCTTTGATGATGTAGTAGTCATCAGTGGCACCTGCACCAGTGATGTACACATCCATTAAGATTTGGCTAGTTGTAACATTAGCGATATTGATACCAACGATTGCGTCATCGGAGTTTGCGGTGCGTAGAACGACCTCGCTTGTTCCGACGTTACGTGCAATGTTTCTTTCAAAATCCTGTGCCATTACCTCTCCTTCATCACTGTATTATACAGCAATAATATTATCTAGTCAAGTCAAAGCGCAATCGCCATCGCGACTGCAAAACCGGCGGTGGT